CGCAAAGTTAGCTAAATACATTGCTGATATAGAACGCCCAGTCACTCAAGCAGACTTAGTAGAAGATTTGCCTTTTTATAAAGGCACTAACTCTTATAGGCAAGAGATGCTGCATTTAGCAACTGCTTACGGCTATCAGAATAACATTTTGATTAAGAAATCTTATGAAGATGGCATAGAGTTTATAAGAGGCGAAACTCTAAAAAGAACTGATGAAGACAACATCATTGTTAGTTACAGCACTGATATGGCCACTGGCTACCGAAGTGAAAGAGGTAAGTTTACTGAGTTGCATAAGCTTACTGGAGCACAAGGTATGCACTGGTGTAATCATCATTTCGACCTAGAACACCGTAAAGAAGACAATGCCTTATCGGGATTCAACATTGTTGTGTTGGATATAGACCATGGCGTAAACCTGAGCACAGCTCAACTTATGCTTAAGGATTACAAAGCACTTTTTTACACCACTAAAAGACACACTGACTCAGACAATAGATTTCGCGTAGTGCTGCCAATCAATTACGAATTAGCATTAGACGCAAAAGACTATAAAGAGTTTATGAACAATGTCTTTAATTGGTTACCTTTTGAAGTAGATGTTGCTACAGGACAACGCGCCAGAAAATGGCTATCAAATCCTGGAGATCATTTTTATCAAGATGGTGACTTGCTCGACGTACTTCCATTCATTCCTAAAACTAGTAAGAACGAAGAGTTCAAAGCTACTGTTTTAGACCAGCAAGGAATGGATAACTTAGAACGGTGGATCATAAACAACACAGGAGATGGTAACCGTAACAACATGTTACTTAGGTTTGCCATGATCCTTGTTGATGGCAACTTTGCCTACGACGATGTAATGCAGAGAGTTAATTCTCTTAACGACAAATTACCTGACAGCCTGCTGGAAGAAGAGATCATGACTACTGTCATGGTCACGGCAGGCAAAGCAATAGCTGCTAGGTAATTCACTTTTAAGATGTCCTCCGGACATTTTCACGACAAACAACAAAAGGAAAAAATATGGCAAGCAATAAACATATTGTGTTGATCATGGGCGGACCTAGTTCAGGTAAGTCTACGTCATTAATGAATTTGAAAAACCAAGATCGCTTTGCGTACTTAAACACTGACCTTAAGGCTTTGCCTTTTGCGGACAAGTTTAAAGTCAATGTTGAAGTGCCAGACGCTCAACAAGTACTTGGGTTTATTAACGAAATAGAAGAATCGGAAGATATAGACGGTGCCGTTTTAGACACCATCACTTTTTTGATGTCTATGTACCACCGGCAATACGTTTCTGGCGCAGTTGATGGATTAGCTGCATGGGGTGCTTATGGCAATTTCTATCGTAACTTTATTCACGCAATAAAAGCGGGATCAAAAGATTACGCCATTATGGCTCACGAAGAAGTTGTGCATAACGAGCAGACAATGATGATGGAATCTAGGGTGCCTATTCAAGGTGCCGTAGGAAAGATCGGTGTAGAGGCTGACTTTACAACGATCCTGTCAACTAAGCAGTTACCTATCGGTAGGTTAGAAGGAATAGAAAATAACTTACTGCACATCACAGACGAAGAAAAAGAAGACGGATTTAAATACGTCTTTTGCACTCGTGTTACCAAAGATACAGTTGGCCAAAAAATGCGCTCAGCTATTGGCTTATGGGATCGTTCAGAGCTTTATATAGATAACGACTTAGAACAAGTTTTTACTAGATTACGAGACTATTACAGTAATTCTGCTACGACAGTAGATGCGCTTTCAGCTGTAGGTTAAGGAGAAATTTGTGCAGAAATATTATGAAGCCATGGTGGCAGAGCTGGCAAAGCCAGGTGAAGAGATATCACAGTCGCTCGACACTCCAAGCTTATGGTTATTAGTAGAAGCTCTGAAACAAGGAGTAAGAACAGGTAATTACGTGGACTCAGTAAAGAAGCAGGTCATATACAACAAGCCTGCCAAACTTACTGCTAAAGCAGGTCACCTCGATGTGCCCCAACTTACCGCTACTCAGTGCGATCTCACTCATATGTCTATGGGCATTGTAGGCGAGGCCGCTGAAGTAATGGAAATTTTGGTGGATCACATTTTATTAGATAAGCCTTTAGACAGAAAAAACCTTGTAGAAGAACTCGGTGACATTGAGTTTTACCTTGAAGGATTCCGTCAGGCTATTGGTGTTAGCCGTCAAGAAATACTGGAAACCAACGTTGCTAAATTACGAACACGTTATGAATCCGGTTACTCAGACCAAGCAGCACAAAACCGCGTCGATAAGGCGTAAACAATTTTATTAATTAGGAGGGACATATGTCTCTATCACAACTTAAGTCCGATGAATCCGAAGTCATTGAAGCAGAAGTGGATTACGTTGGAAGCTCAAACTCAGGAATACTTGAGTCTGGTCTATACCCATGTTTTGTAAAAGTAGCCTATTTAGGTGAATCTTCAGGTGGAGCTATAACCTTAAACATTCACTTAAATCTAGAAGCAAATAACAGAGAATTTAAAACTCTTGTATATCTTACTTCTGGCAAAGCTAAAGGCCAAAAGAAGTACTTTGAGAAAGATGGCAAAAAAAGCTATCTGCCTGGTTTCAACATAGGCAACAGCCTTTGCCAACTCACAGTAGATAAAGCAATTGGCGATATGGTATCGGAAGAAAAGTTTGTAAAAATCTATGATTTCGATGCTAAAGAAGAATTGCCTGTTGCAGTTCCTGTATTAACTGAGCTTCTTAATAAGCCAATACTAGCTGGCATTGTGAAGCAACTTGTTGATAAGCCAAAAAATATGGCAGCTGAGGGACAACCTGCAAATTGGCAACCTAGTGGCGAAACTAAAGAGCAGAATGAAATCACTAAATTCTTTAGGGCAGCTGACGGTCTTACCACAACTGAAATATTAGCTGGAGCAACTGAAGCTTCATATAGAGAGTCGTGGAAAGATAGGTTTACTGGCGTAACTCAAAATAAAGTTAAAGGAGTACCAGGGGGAGCTGCTCAATCAGCTGCTGCTATAGGTACACCTGCAGCTAAGCCTGTTAAGAGCCTCTTTGCTACTTAATGACAGCGCTAACAGTAGTAGGGTTTGATCCTTCACTACGCAACTGGGGAATAGCTAAAGGAAATTATTGTTTAGACAATGCAAGGCTTCAGATCACTGAACTCGCAGTCACCAAACCTGCCTTACCTAAAGGTAAGCAGGTTCGGCAAAACAGTAAAGACCTAGAAGCTTCTCTTCAGTTGGCAGAGAGAGCATTAAGCGCCGTTCAAGGCGCTGATGCGATCTTTGTTGAAGTACCTGTAGGAAGTCAGAGTTCTCGCGCAATGGCCAGCTATGGCATTTGTTGCGGGATACTCGGCTCTCTCAGAGCTTCCGGCATACCATTCTTTGAAGTTACACCTACCGAAGTAAAACTTATTTCAGTAGGCGATAACAAAGCCACCAAACAGCAGATGATTGCTTGGGCAACCAGTAATCATCCTGAAGCGCCGTGGCCAACTAAAAAAACTAAAGGTGTAGTAACCGTTGTAGAAGGCACTGCGGAGCATATGGCAGACGCAGTAGCCGCTATTTACGCTGGCTTATCCACACCTGAATTCAAACAAGCAGCTCGTCTTATGTCGAGCATTAAACAAATCGCATAGGAGATTTATGCAAATCACAATGAAAGAGAACGAGCTTGAAATAGCCGTTCGTGACTACGTTAAGAAAATGGGTATCTCTCGTCCCGTTGGCAGTATCAATTTTATAGCTAAGAGAGGCGAGAGCGGTATCGAGACTACTGTTGATATAGAAGAGCCTGGGACTTCCAACCTAACTAGCATCACAGAAGTTGTTCCCGTATCAGTAACAGATGATAGCGATATTGCCCCAGAGTCTGATGACTCTAAACTATTTGGGTAGATGGTCATGAAGAAGCTCTTCAACCACTTTATATCAATGGTCGGTACTTTATTAGGCATGTTTCTTATTGCCATTATCGTACTGGCAGTGATACCCGCAGTAGGCATCATACTCACAATAATAGTAATCGCATTTATTGCAGGCACTATT